AAAAAGTCAGATGCATCCTTGATATGGCTAAACTGCTCAAACTGCTGAACCATGTTTTTTTGCAAGGGGCTATCAACACCATCAATTTTTTCATAGTATTTATTAATTGACTCCACAGCCATGCTAATATCATCAATGCCATCCACTGACTTACGCCCCTTAATTGCTGCACTAGCCAAAAACAACGCCTTAGGGATTATTTGTAACTCACCGTCAACAACATCAGCAATCTGGTACACCCCTTCTTGTTTTTTCTCGTCATAGAATAAGAACGCTGTTTTTTGCTGATCTATCGGCAATTCTTTTTGAACACGTTCCAATGCTTCAGACGGCACCCATACATATTCTTTTTCATAAATAGGCAAGCTGTCTTGAAATGGCGTAAATGACTTCAATTTAATTTTAGCATCTTTATTCATTGGAATACTTACCAGCGATGTTTCATAAAGCGCAATTTCTTTTAAAAACCGAACCCGCTCTCCCATATGCTCTCCATATTCTTTTTCAGTCAAATAAAATCCTACGGACATTTCATTAATTGACCCAATTTTCATTTGAGGGATAACACGATCAGAAACAAATTTGTCATCTCGTGGCATCTTGGCCTTTAAATACAACCCGTAATCATCCTCGTAAGCGTCTGTAAATATACCTATAGGCATATCCATTTTATGTTGCCATAACAATTTAGGCATTTGCTCTTTTAAGCTTTTAACAAACGCCCCTTTTACAACAACATCCCCCCCACGGTCAACATTCCCAAATGTTGATCCATAACCTTCAAAATAAAAATAATCAGGATCATCATTGTTAAATTCTTTTATTTCAAACGACAGATTTTTATATTCTAAGTTTTTCTTTTCCATTTTCACTCCATTATACACCATATAGACTACTGCACCGACAATTTATAATATTTTCAAGCGATGCCCCCATGCTTGTATCGCCAGGGTACATCAAATATTCACCGTTCACAATGTACGGGTCATTCATGCCCTTAACCTGCCCATCAGCTAATGCATGACTAAGCCTTGTTTTTTCATCTAAAACAGCAGCCCATTCCTTCTTGACATCTGGCTTGCCCACAACAATACCATCGTTAATACTGCTAGGGTCAACATTCCCATTCCTAGATATTACCGATGCCTCAATATTTTTAGCACGCTCAGCCATAAACTGAGTCTCTGTCAACGCTATCATAGCTTGCCGTCCCTTAAATGTACGATTTAAGCCCTTGTTAAATTCTTCGTTAATTTTAGTGCCAGACTCCCCAGCTTTTTCAGTTGCCCGCTTAACAGTATCTTTAATGTTATCGCTAGTCGTCTCTATTAACTGTAATGCTCGTTTTTGCAGGATTGTTTCTACAAACGCCAATGCTATTAATACAGACGTAGCCTTTATCTTTTCATCTTCATCTTCCTGCTCTTGCTTATACTCAATTCCTTTAACTTCCAGACTTTTCCTATATGAATACCTGCCCTCGTTGATAAAATTCTTTATAACACGCTTATAATGCCTTTCAAGCATACCCTCTGTTTGCTTTTGATATATATCAGCATTAATTAACAAGCCAGTCGCAGTATAAAAAGAAACAACATCTTTTCTTATGTTTTCAAAATACGAAACCAGCTCACGTGTGAATGTTTTTTCTAATGCAAGCTTTAGCGTTAGGTTTCGCTTTGCTCTATTATTTTTTTCCGTTGTATTCATTCCACAAGCTGCTTAGGTAATCATCTGAATATTGTCCATCGAGTGCTTTAATTTGGTCTACCCACTCTTTTTTTGTTCCTTGATCCGAATATGGGTCTTGGCTTATTGGTATTTCAGACATTGGTCGGTATACTTCATCACCATGTTCTTTTAGCCTTTCATATCCGAGTCGGCTTCTCATTTCGTTTACAGTGAGAACATTAGCCAATTTAAGCATTCGGACTTCTTCTGCTTCTCTTAGTTTCATTGCTGAGACCTTTGATGAGTCGCACGTTATTCGATATTCTGGGTTTAAAATATTTCTGGTTATAAACGATTCAGATATTGCGTCAAAAATTGAGTTAAATGTTGGGAAAACGGCATTTTCGTATAAAGCGTATAAAGCGGTTTGATAGTTGTTGTAAGTTTGAGACCCTGAGTTTACCAAAGGCTCTGGAATATCGTATCGTTGATAGATTGCCATTTTAGACTGCTCTTTGTTTTCATTTGCTTGCATATCTTTGTTACTTCGGTTGTTATGCATGTGTACTGCAACCTCTGTTCCATTCAATGCCATCATACGCCCTTCATTTTGCGCCCCTGTATAGTAATTGCTTAAATCCTTCTTAAACATTTCAAATTTATCTTGATTTTTAAAGTTTGTTTGCAGGATACCTGATCCAGAGTATCCACGATCTAGGAACGATGCGACTTGCAACAATGATTTTTCAACAATTTGAGCATCTTGAGCCAATGCTAACAGTTTAGACGTTGCTTTTGTTTCATTTTGCCCCAAGTACCCCTTTATGTGGATTAACTCGCCCAGTTTATTAGCCCCAACAATGCGTCCGTCATTTTCGTTATGCTTTTGTACATACAGTCCGTTAATAGACGAATAAAAACCTGTGTTATTTACTGTGTAATTCCTAACCCCGTCTGTTTCTGTAATTGTAACTGTCCTATCGCAAACAGGTGTTATATATTTCGATTTATAGCTTGTGTTATTTGACAGATGTACATAAGCGTTGTTGTAAATTAAAAAATCTGTTGCTAACTGCATCATAAATTCTGAGTAGCGTTGTACAGCGTTTGGTTTTCTTAACAAACTATATATATTAACACCCCCATCGACAACAACACCGTTGCGATCTACAACAACTGGCTGTAATTGAGATACTTTTTCCGCAATCATGTCAACAGCATGACCGATAGGCGCAACATTTTTATACAAGGAGTAACCGTCACTTTGACCACCTTTCAACAACTGTCTAAATATACTCTCGTTGTTGGTTTCTGTTTTTGAAGTTGGGGTTGCTGATTTTTTAAACGGATTCAGATTTTTAATTGGGTCAGTAAAAAAAGACACAGCTTGCCCTATAAACTTTTGCTATATTCAAGACTTAGGCCACCATTCTTAGGATTGTAGCCAGCAATAACATTCTTAAAACCAACTTTAATCTTGCTGTCCTCGTACTTTACAACAACGTCTTTTAAATCGCCTTTACTAATTGAAGTCACCGCATCAGCAGCGTATTGAATAACTTGCTCATCAGATTGTCCATTTATTTTGGCAATTTGATCGATTTTTTTAGCTAAATAAGCAGCTATTGCATCATCTTTATTAGTTTTTGTCATTTTTGAGAATAAATCCATGGCAACAAGGGCTTTTTTAGTGTATGCAATCCCCATATTCCTATTTTCTTTTACCAATAACCACAAACCTAATGCCTTAAGCCACAAAAAGATAATTTTCATTCTTTTTACTCCTGTTATATTTTAATAACAACAGTGTAACATTTTGAAGCAGCTTATTTTTGACTTTTTCAATATGTTCCCAAATGGGCTGCTATTAATCAATATGCTAGAAACCATCCATACAGTTTGAATTGGTGGTTAAATTTTTTAAACTATGGAGCATGAGCATTTTCTGAAAGTTGTCATACTAATCACCGATGGTGGCGGTGTAATCGGCTTAGGACTATTTTGAGCCACCGCCCTTTTAACCCTCTGTTTATAAGTGCCTATTGTCTCTCTTACCCACTCCGACTCACAGACGGACAAATGCTTGTTCTCGATAAACGCTAACTCGATTCTGCCGTAACAGTGTCTGTCATAAGCCAAATAGGGGTTTTTGTATTGCACAGCGATTTTAGTTTCATTCATCAGGGCAATTAATAGGTCAGCATTTAAAATCAATTCTTTTTTTAATTCTCTTGCATGTTCTGGGTCTGCCCTTAATCTAGAAACTGCGTTAGCGACATCAGCTGCTGAGTCACGGGTAAAATGAAAAGACTGATTATTTAAAACTATCTCTATCGTCAACACGTTCTCACCTTCCCTCTGATCGCAAAAGGCCAATGTTCTAGTCGGACTTTGCATAGTCGATAACGGTGGGGTGGCTGGCGTGAACCCTGAGCCAATAACCACCACTCCCATTATCGGACTCTGCTTAAAAGCCAGATCAATTGGACTTCACTTAACAGACTATACGGGATTGGAACTTCCCTCGGTGCTGGTGGCTCGATCTCTTTATATTGAATTACTTGGATTTGATTCAAGAAACTAACTCGTGCGTTTTTCTTGTATGTGTACGGAAACGCAGGTTGGCCATACCTTGGCTTAGGTGATTCACATCTTGCCTGCTCCTCCCGTTTATATTTATATTTTAGCTGAGTGTACTTAGCTATACCTGGCCTTAGACTATTTGCTTTCATTCCTTATTACTCCTAACTATTAATATAACAATCTATTATACATTATCAACAAAACTTCTTCCTTTTTGCTGTTTTCGTTAATCAAGTGTTTTTGTATGTTCCTCCGCTCTTTTTCTTAACTCTAATTCTTCTTCGGTAGGCCTGTGGACAAGATCATGCACGAAACATTTACTCACTACATCATACTTTATTCCGTCTTTCCATTTGTCTAACTCCAGCCCCTCCCAGCTTCCACCATCAAATTCTTGTTTAATCATTGTTTTACCTCCGTGTTTAAATGTTTTACCCATAACAAATCCCAACACCCAAAATGGCAACCAAAAGGATCTCTTCGACCAGTCACAAACCTGCACCGAAATACACCGTTTAAGTATTCGTCCAATGAACCGTCAAACTGAAATGTAACACACTCAGGTTCATCAAATTTGAATTTAAACTCAAACATATCAACAGCAGCAACCCCAAGGCAAGAAACATGCTCATGAATTTCTGGGTTAAATCGAGGGGGCAGATCTATAATAGTCATCTGCGATGAGCCACTCAGCATGTCATTGCTAATCACCGCAATGCGCCCACTTATGGACTTATTTAGAAAATACTCCAAATCAATTTTGTCTCTATCCAAATAGAAATGACCCAAATGCCCAGAATCTTTTTTTGTACCTTTCCCATCAATCATTTATTTTCTCCTCAATCATTGCCTCCAATACTTGAATGGCAGGTTTTTTTAGTCTTTTATATATCTCGTATCGTGTTTCGTGATAGCAGTATTCAATAGATTCAGTGCCATATAGCCTCACCAATTCGAGAATAAACTCTTGATTTTTTCTTAATCCATCACAGGCGTATAAAAAACTTGATGCTCTATACTTAACGGCAAACATTACAAATCCAGGGTCTCTTTTAATGCGATCTGATGCGTATTCAAAAGAGGTGCAGCCACCCCCTCGAATAACCGCTGCTGCTACAACATCCTCATCATCACGCAATCGGTCACTGGCATGTTCTATATCTGATCCCCACGATTTAACAAACTTCATAACCACGTCTTTATCGTCTTTTAGTTTTTTTGAGCAATTTTTTAAACAGTCTGAAGCTTTTAACTCCATATCCATTATTTGTTTTTTTGTTGCTCTATTGTTAATTTTATTCATCTTACTCTCCTATTTTTTAAGCCACTAAGAACATCCGAATCAAGACAACATTATACCCAAGACCCTCGCAGCCAAGATAACATCATACGCAACTAGAAAAATGGCGTAAACAAAAATGCAAAAATAGGTATTAAAGCCCTTATCCCTTATAAGTTCTCGCATACACATAATGACCACCACATGAAAAGGAATTGCACACGCAAGCATAATATAGGGAATAACCGCTAAAAATAAATGTTCAAAATCCATATCTTTACTCCTATCTAAACAATCAAACTATACATACATATTACTCCAATAATCAATTATTGTCAATAACAATGTATACTATAATTTTATATTTTATATTTTTTAGAAATCGATATAAGAGTCGCCCTATATACCAGTT